TTTTTATTGAATTTTTGTTTTTTGTCTTTGTTCTTTGTTTTTGTTTTTGATCTTTAGTCTTTATTCTTGTTTTTATTTTATTGAATTAATAAAAATTTTTTATTCGCGTGCGCGCGAGCGCGGCAATCAACGATGCGAGCGGACGAACCGCGAGACGGAGGAACGGAGCGAAGCGGAGGTCCGGAGGCGAGAGGTGAGGGAGGGAGCATCGGGGGCTTGGCAAACGATTTTTGATAGGGGCATATATAGGGGGTGAAACGGACAAAACGTTTTAACGCCACGCAGCGGGTCGGCGTATCGATTCTATATATACCTTCTCTTCCAGGAAATAGGCGACGCGCCTTGCGCCTTGCGTTTTGCGCGCCCCTGGTTACAATATCACCATGCCTATCAAAAATGAAATCGAGTTTATGACTGAACGCAACGACAAGCAAGCATCTAGAGTGCGGCGTGTCGGTGCTATCTATCGGGACATTGGTGAACTTCCGCCAGTAGTTGACCCTCTCAGGAGATTGCGAGCCTCGAAGGATCTGCAGTTCTTCTGTGAGGTGTACTTCCCAGATATGTTCTCACTCAAATGGTCCAACGATCATATAGACGTTCTCAAGAAGATGGAGAAAACGATTCTATTTGGTGGACAGTATGCGCTGGCCATGCCTCGTGGTTCCGGTAAAACAACGATCGCAGAATGTTCTTGCATCTGGGCTACGATCAATGGGCATCGTGAATTCTCGGTATTAATCGGTGCAGATTTAGTATCGGCCACACAGAACCTGGACAATATTAAATCTTCACTCGAGAATAACGAACTTCTCCTGGAAGACTACCCAGAGATATGCTACCCAATCAAACTAATCGAAGGAATATCTGCACGCGCCAGGACACAGACATACCTATTCAATCGTACCAATCTAGGTTTGCTTGGTGATGAGATTAGTATTCCTACAATCAAGCCAGAAGGTTGGGGTGAAGACCCTATTCTTAGTAACTTCATTACCGACGAGGGATATTCGGTTGGGTCTGGTGCTATTCTGCGTATCGCTGGTATCACTGGCCGTATTCGTGGTATGAGCCACGTTAGACCAGACGGCAAGAAAGTGCGTCCATCATTCGTTGTGCTGGATGACCCACAGACCGACGAGTCGGCTAAGTCCATATCACAGATTGCCACCAGGGAGAGGATTATCAATGGTGCAATCATGGGTCTTGCTGGTCCAGGAAAGAAAATCGCATGCGTCATGCCATGTACGGTAATTCGTATTGGCGACTTAGCTGACAGATTCTTAGATGGTAAGATACATCCAGAATGGAACGGTACTCGTACCAAGTTGCTCAATAAACTTCCTACGAATGATCTGCTGTGGGAGGAATATAGGAAGTTGAGATTTGAAAGTCTGCAAGCAGGTAAGGGTCTGGCTCCTGTCAATGAGTTCTATATTAAGAATAGGATAGAGTTGGATAAGGGGGCTGTTCCTGCTTGGCCAGAACGGTTCAATACGGATGAGGTATCGGCGATACAGCATGCTATGAATATTCGTTTTACCGATGAACGTTCATTCTTTGCTGAATATCAGAACCAGCCAATCAGCGATAATATGCTGGAAGAAGAGGAATTGTCTGCAGATCTTATCATGAAGAAGATTAACGGCATATCCCGTGGGGTTGTTCCCAGGAGAGCGACGCGCATCACTTCGTATATAGACGTGCAGAAGAAATCTCTATGGTATGTCGTGTGTGCTTGGGCAGACGACTTCACCGGTTATGTCATAGATTATGGTACGTATCCTGATGAAGGTCGGGAGTATTTCACACTCCGTGAACAGAAGAATACCTTTCAGTTGATGTATCCAGGTCAGTCTTTGGAAACACAACTGTACTCAGGATTAACAAGATTGGTCGATTTACTAGCAAAGAAACGCTGGCCAATCGAAGGCTTGGATGATGGCGATGCAGCAATGTCCATAGACCGTATTCTTATAGACGCTAACTGGAACGAATCTACGGAGGTGGTGTACCAATTCTGTAAATCGTCTCCGCATTTCACGATTTTGGTCCCTTCTCATGGAAAATACGTCGGCGCAGGACTGAAACCTATGCGTGAATGGGCAAGGCGTCCAGGTGAGCGTAGGGGAATGGGCTGGTTGTACTCTCCTGCCAAGAAAGGCGTCAAAACCGTAACAATTGATACGAATATGTGGAAATCATTCGTTGCAAACAGACTTGGTATCGGTATTGCGGAGCATGGCAGTCTGTCTTTGTTCGGTAAAACACCGAATAGGCACCAGTTATTCGCAGATCATCTTATGGCAGAATATCGGGTGCGAACTTCTGGCTATGGGCGTGTCGTTGATGAGTGGAAGTTGCGTCCTGGATCTAATGATAACCACTGGTTTGACTGTTTGACTGGGTGTGCAGTCGCTGCGGCTATGCAGGGACTTAACCCAGAGATTCATATGATGAAGCAACCGGAGGACGTTGCTTCTCCTCCAGGAAATGAGCCGTCGCTCGAGAATAAAGAAGATCCTGTGAAGTACCATGTTGGAGTTCCAACTAGGGGACAGAAGACTCGCAAGAAGAGATTGTCCTTACAGGAGCTCAAGGCGCTTAGGACGGGTAAGTGCGCCGCAGGGTATGGGGCCAGCAGGTAGGCGTCCAGTCAGAAGGGCCTCTGACACTTCGCTGGGCGCAAAACGGGGCCTAACCCATACCAGGGTACCCCCCACCCCCCATTTGCGTTTTTTGACTATAAACTTTTTGTCGTGGTTTTTCCGCAAAACTAGGGACTTGTCTTCGGAAAATACCCTGGCACAATACTGCCATGGGCAATCTTACTACAGAACAATCTGAATCGATAACTCAAGCCATTGTGGATACCGCAACTGGTCCTAAGAGTGTTTCTAGCGATCAGGGTACTGTCGTTGCACATTCGTTATCCGATCTTATAGAAGCAGAACGATACCTAGCGTCTAATAAAGCGGTCAAGAAGGCCAATAGAGGACTAAGATTCTCTAAGTTTATTCCACCAGGAGCAGTCTAATGTTATTTGGACTCTTCAAATCCACCAATAAATCACAGGTTTCTGCATCAGAACCCGTAAAACCTAGGAAAAATCGTCGAATTTCAGCAAAATACGACGCTGCCCAAGAAGGCAGGGAAGATCGTCGTCATTGGGAATTTACGGACAATTTGTCCCCTGTCCAGGCAAATAGTCGTACAGTTCGGGAGAGAATTCGTAGGAAATCACGATACGAACTAGACAATAACGGTCCTGGAAAAGGTATTGTCAAGACTTACGTTAACGATCTTATTGGCACACTTCCATCTTTATCTGTTTCGATTAAGAATCGAGATACAGATGCCGAGATTATTCAGCATAAATTCACGAAATGGGCGAAGAAGCGCCATCTTGGTAAGAAAATGCGTATCGCGCGTCAAGCGCAGTTACGTGATGGTGAGTCTTTTGCAGTATTTCATGGAAATAGGGGTAGCAATTTCCCGATACAGTTAGATCTGGTATGTCTTGAAACAGAGATGTGCCAAGATCCTACATATGGTACGATGAAAGATTCTGAATATCAGAATGTTGATGGCATTTTCTATGATTCTAACAGAAATCCAGTTAAATATCGGTTCCTGAAAGAACATCCAGGTGGCGCTTCCTATCTAGCGCTACAGGATTCTTACCAGGATTATGACGCAAAGTGGGTGCATCATTTCTTTGATGAAGAGCGCCCAGGTCAAGCTCGCGGAATTCCGGAACTTTCTGCGACATTACTGCAATTTGCAAATCTGCGTCGATATAGCAAGGCCGTTCTTGGAGCGGCAGAAATCAGTGCTGAACTTACTGGTGTAATTGAGACTACTTCAAATGCTGAGGATGAAGAAGGCGCTGATCCATTGAATGTAGGCGAAGAGATTGCAGTAAATCGCAATACTCTTACTTCACTTCCGTATGGTTGGAAGATGAATGCGTTCAAACCCGAACAACCTACAACTACATATTCAGATTTCAAGAAAGAAATCGTAACAGACGTTGCCCGCCCACTCTGCATGCCCAGGAATAAGTCCACTGGAAGTAGTGCTGACCACAATTACTCAAGTGGTAAGTTAGACTTCCAGGCATACAATCGTCAGCATAAGATTGAGCAAAACGATTTAGAAGAAACGTTCTTGCAGAAGGCATTTGAACTGTGGTTTGAAGAAGCATCAAATATTCGTGGGTATCTACCAGATGTAGATATTGACGATATTGTCATTGAATGGACTTGGGATAGTGATGAAGATATTGATCCTTCCAAAGATGCAAGTGCCAACGAAACCAAACTCAACAGCAATCAAACTAATCTGAAAGAAATCTACGCTCGTAAGAATAAAGATTGGAAAGTTGCATTGCTCCAGCGTGCTGCTGAAATCAAATTTGCCAAAGAACATGGCATCACCACAAGTGCCAAGACTGAACCATCTAATAAAGAAGGTGAGGAACAAAATAATGACGAACAAAATGCCGATGATTAAAGCATCAGCACCTAGTAGAGAATCTGGTGAGATGGTATTTACTTCTAGCGCTCCGCTGGAAGTATTAGCTGCTTCCCAGGAAGGTGGGGCTAAGAAATTCAAGATTCTAGCCTATACTGGTGGAAAGATGGATGTAGGTTGGGGAGATCCAATCGTCGTAGATCTTTCTGGTATGGAAGTATCGGCGAAACCACGTCCGATTCTTAAAGACCACAATACTTCTCTTGTTGTAGGCCACAGCACTTCGATTAAAGTGAAGAATGAAATTGAAGTAGAAGGATTGTTCAGTGGCTCTGGTCCTGCCAAGGACGAAGTTCTTGCATCTGCTGTACAAGGATTTCCATGGCAAGCATCCATTGGAGCGAAAGCTATTAGAGTGGAAGAATTGGATTCAGGAGCAAAAGCAAAAGTTAATGGACAGGAAATTGAGGGGCCTTGCTTTATTGTGCGGGCCAGCATACTGAAGGAAGTATCGTTTGTTGCATTGGGCGCAGACGATAATACGAGTGCAATCGCGGCCAATCAACATGCCAATCACCAAAAAGGAGTGGCAACAATGGATAAGTTCACAGAATGGTTGATCAAAGCGGGCTTTATCAAAGCAGAAAGTGATCTTTCGTCTTTGACTGCCGCTCTGAAGGATAGTTTGAAGGTGCAATTCGAAGCCTCTGAAAAGGCTAAGACAGTCACTGCTCCTGTTGCTCCTACCACCCAAGTCACTGCTGCTGATTTCTCCAAAGATATCATGGCAGAATTTGGTGTTTCTCATCCTGACATTGCTGCCGAAGCAATTGAAAAAGGTTGGGACATGAAGGCTACTCGTTTGGCCGTCGTTCGCGCCAATCAACCCAAAGCTCCTAATGTGATCACTGCTAAAGAAAATGACAGTGATAAATTCGCCAAACATTTGGAGATCGCTGCTGGTATTTCTGCTGGCATGCAGAAACAGATTGAAAAATCTGAGACTCCTGAAGACATCGAAGCCGCCACCAAGCGTTTCAAGAACATTTCTCTCCAGGAAATGATTATTGAAGGCGCTGTTCGTAATGGCTATGCTGGTCGTCGTTCTATGCGTGGAAATTTCGAAGAGATCTTCCGCGCTGCGTTTAGCGACTTGTCGTTGCCCAAGATTTTCGGCAATGTTGCGAATAAGAAATTGCTCTCTTCCTTTATGGAAGTTGAACAAGTCTGGCGTCAGATTGTTGTAATCAATAGTGTGCCTGACTTCCGTCCTACGTCCAGTTTGCGTATGACTGCTGACTTTAAGTTCGAACGCGTCACTGATGCTGGCGAACTGAAGCATGCTAAGTCGCCGACTGAAACTGAATACACGAATCAAGCCAATACCTTTGGTAAGATGTATGCTATCACCCGTAAGGACATCATCAATGATGACCTGAACGTTCTTAGCAGCATTCCTGCTCATATTGGTCGTGGCGCTGGTCTTAAATTGAATGAAGATTTCTGGACTTTGTTCCTGAATAACTCTTCGAAATTTACCTCCGGCAACAAGAACTATCAAAGTGGTGCTGGTACTGTTCTTGGCATTGATGGTCTGACCACTGCTGAACAGTTGTTCCTGGATATGGTTGATGATGGTGGTTATCCACTTGGTCAGCAATCGAATATCCTGCTTGTTCCTACTGCCTTGAAGTCCAAGGCTAATCAATTGATGAATTCCACTGAAATCCGTGATACGACTGCTAGTACCAAGTTTGGAACTGCCAATCCTCACGCTGGCAAGTGGACTGTTGTCACCAGTCCCTACATGTCGAACTCCAAGTTCACTGGTTA